CCTCAAGACTGCCTAGATGCAGGACTTGCAGAAGTCGAGAACATGATTGGCACTGTAACCACTGTGCCTGCTGTGGTCAAAGACCTTTGCGTGCTTCAAGTAGCCTCTGAACATTGGAATCGTCGCAACGCTCCAAGTGGTATCGCTCAGTTCGCTGACGGTTCGGGGCAGGGGATGCGTGTAAGCCTGGACACTAAACGTTCGGTTTATGCGCAACTCCTGCCTTACTTGGGCTGGTCTGTATGAGCGAGGTTGGCGCAGCTAAGGCAGAACTGGCTCTGACTCTTCAAGAGGCAGGTCTCGATGTCTATGACTATGTTCCCGAGCGTGTGACTCCACCAGTTGTTGTCATTCGCCCAGGTTCGCCATACATTGCTCCAGGCTCGGTCGGTTCTTGCTATGACGTGAATCTCGAGCTTGTCATCGTTGCAGGTTTTGCCACAAACGAAACCACAACCGACGACCTAGACGACCTAATCGAACAGACGTTAGCAGCGTTGCCAAGCGACGCAGGAGTGGACAGTGTTGCACAGCCATACTTGCTCGCCATGAACGGTAACGACCACCTAGCGACCACTATCAACGTAGACCTACAAATCTCAATCTAAGAAAGGTTCGAAAGATGCCAGCATCGACAAGAATCAAAGCAACGAACATCAAGTTCACGATCAACGCCACCGAGTACTCGTGCGACGCTGACTCAATCGAACTTGCCCTTACTGACGCACCTGGCGCAACGCAAACCTTTTGCGAAGTTCAGCCATTGCAGGAGTGGAAAATAAGCATCAACGGTATTGCATCGGGTGACAGCGCGAGCCTTTACCAGTTGCTCTTCGCTAACTACGGAACTGAAGTTGCCTTCAAGGTTGCTCCTCAGGGCAACAGCACTGCAACCTCGTCTGCACCAATCTGGGAAGGCACTGTCATTTTCGACACCCTGCCTCCTCTCTCGTTGGTGTCTGGTGAGATCATGCAGTTCTCGACTGAACTAACTGTCAAGAACTCGGTTCACACTCCAAGCGCAACTCCACCGGTCTACTTCGGACTTACCAAGAAGACCAGCTAGTCACCATGGCTCGCCGAGTAAAAGCGAGCGGTGCAATCCAAGCCGATGGCCTGCAGAGTCTATACAAGTCTCTGCAGGCTGTTGGTGCGGACAAGACGGAAATCGCCGATGCCAACCGCGCTGCAGCAGTAACGCTGATTGAAGCTGCTTTGCCTAGAGTTCCAGTTTTATCTGGTCGACTAAAAGCAAGCTTGAAGCCTGGCACTGAGCGCGGCTTGCAGAACGCTGCAGTTGCTCGAGCAGGTAACAATGGACGACTTGGCTATGCTGCTCCGATTCACTGGGGTTGGGCAGTCGTCGGCGCAAGCCATAAGGGCAAACTAAGCCCTACTAGCAGGCGCAGGTTCCGCAACATCGAGCCACAACCATTCTTCAGCGAGGCTCTCGGTTACACTTATCAGGAAATCCTCGCAAACTACAATCGCAATATGCAAAACCTAGTGAACAAATACGGACTCGGAGACTAAAGAATGCAAATCGACTTCAACACAATGACGCTCAACGAGATTGAGCAAATCGAGACCATTGCTGGTCGCAACATCGACTCAATCATGGATGACGACGCACCGCGCGGTCGTTCACTAAAAGCCATTATTTACGTCTTCAAGAAGCGCACTGACCCGAACTTTACACCTGACCAGGCTGGGGCAATGTCCCTGGAGGATGCGACTGCACTGTTCGCAGGTGATGAAGACCCAAAAGTAGAAAAGTAAGAGAGGAGCAGGCTGAGAGAATGGCTGTGTTTTGCCTGGCAACGAGAATGTCGCCGAGCGAATACAGGTCATTGACTAGAGAGCAATACATTGCTTATTGCAAGGCTCTAGACGCTCGAGGCTAAACGATTATGGCTCAAGTCAACTTCAGGTTCGTCTCTAACACTAAAGGGCTTCAGGATGGCATCAAGCGTTCTAAGAAGCAACTTTCTGGCTTTGAGTCTGCCACTAAGAAGATAAGCTCAGGCATCGGCAAAGCCCTTGGCGGTATCGGTTTGGCTCTTGGTGTTGGCGCACTCGTCAACGGACTAAAAGAAGCCACCAAGGCTGCAGCGGATGACGCTCGAGAGCAGCGCATTCTCGCAAAACAGTTGCAGACCACTCTTGGCGCGACTAAAGAGCAGATTGCAGGAACTGAAGAGTACATCACAAAACTCTCGTTGCAGACCGGCATCCTCGACGGTGACCTAAGACCTGCTTTGGCTAACGCTGTGCGTGGCACTGGCAACCTTGGTGACGCTCAAAAGTTGCTCGAGATTGCCTTAGATGGTGCAGCTGCATCTGGTAAGTCTGTCGACACTGTTATGGGTGCGCTGATCAAGGCGAACAATGGCAACACGACTTCGCTATATCGCTTGGCTCCCGAACTCAAAAAGACTAAGGGCGGAATCGACGACTATGCACGCTCGGTTGAGGGTGCTGCAGAAGCCTCTGCTGACCCTTTTGCCAGGCTAAATGTTGCGACCAAAGAACTACAGGAACAGTTGGGCAACATCCTGCTGCCTTATGTGGTGAAGTTTGCCGAGTACATGATGGAAAACGTCGTGCCGGCCGTTCAGCAGTTCTTCGACGAAATCAACGACCCGAACACTGAGGCTGGCAAAGTCTTCAAGGATGTCAAGGGCATCGTCAGGGACATCTTCGACCTGCTAGGCAAGATTGGTCGCTCAGAAGAGTTCAAGCTCGCCCTCGAGGGTGCTCTTGGTGTTGCCAGGCTATTGCTCGACGCTCTCAAACAAATCAACGACATTCTGGTTGCAAGTGAAAAGGGCAACGCTGCTAAAAGCAATGCCACTGGGTTCACTGCGAAGAATAAAGCAGGCTTGCTAACTGACGCGAACATTCAAGCAGCTGCAGGTCGCCTAGGTCGTTCCCTGACTGGTGCAGAAATCAAGCGTGCTCGAGCAGACCTCTCTGGCGGTGCTGACGGTAATCCGATGACTCCTTGGCCATTCGCTAAGGGCGGTATCGTTATGCCACGACCGGGCGGAACTCTTGGTGTTATTGGTGAGGCTGGCAAGCCTGAAGCGGTTATCCCTCTCGACCGCATGGGTGACATGTTCGGCGGTAACACTTACATCATCAACATCAATAAGGCTGCAATCACTGGGCAAGAGATTGTGACTGCCATTCAGCGTTATGAGCGCGGTTCGGGGCGCAAGGTGTTGCTAAATGGCTAACGATGTTTTCACTATCGCCTCCGATGTCGAGGTAAGCATCTACACTTACGCCTCTAACACGATGATCTGGTCTGTTTCGCGCTGGGATGAGGACAACTGGGCTAGCGGTTCAGAGACTCTCGACTGGCAGAACGTTAGTGCCGATGTTGTTAGCGTCTCGACCAGCAATGGCTTCGAGGTGCAACGTGGCTACACTCGTCCACTAGCTTCGACCGCTTCAATCGTCATGCAGTCAACCGATTACGACCCTGCCATGAACTCGCTAATCCGTCCAGGCACTCCAGTTCGTATCCGAGTACGACCTAACCCTGACACTGCTTCGACCACTTGGGTGACCCTTTGGCAGGGCAAAGTCTCGGACTGCAAAGTGGCTTACTCGACGCAATGGATCAACACAATCATTCTCGAGTGCGAAAACAACTTGCGCGATGTTGTCAACTATGTTTCGCAGACTGGCATCTCGGTCGCTAACCCTTGCTACTCGACGGACTTTTGGTCTGTGATTAGCGCAGACACTGGCGTCACTATCTCGCAGTCTGGCGCACCGGGTCTTGTCGGTTACGACATCGAGGGTTACACCACTACAGAACCAGTTGACTATGGCACGCTAGTCAATCACCTCAGCGACACTAACCTTGGCGCTTTGGTGTACCAGCCACAACTATCCGCAGACTCGCTCTACTACTACACCTGGTACGAGCTACAGAATCGCACCCTTGACGCTGACGTAGTGTTTGAGGGACAAACTAGCGCAACCGCTAACCGCGCCGAGTTCGACGACATTGTTATTGGCTTCAACACTGACCAGTTTGTAAACACGCTTCACTATACGACTGCTGGCGGTGTCGATGACTATTCGCAGAACGATGACTCGGTGGCGATTGCTGGGCAACTTTGGGGCGAAGTGTTTACACGCCACTACTACGCAACAGACGCTGACGCTGCAGCTGCAATCGTGACTGCGACAATCCCGACACAACTCGTCGAGCAAATCACTGCACCAGTGCTTTACCGTTCTGGCCAAGTGAACGAATACCTGTTGCGCGACCCTCTCGATGTCGCTCAAGTTGTCGTCAGTAACGATAAAGTTGAAATAGACGAGGTGTTTTTTATTAGCGGAGTCAACCACGAGATTACTGTCGATGGCTGGTCTGCAACTTACAACCTTTGGAAAGGACGCTAAATGGCGTACAAAGTTTTTACCGCTGGCTCTCTAGCCACCGCTAGCGATGTCAACACTTATCTCATGAACCAGTCGGTCTCGACGTTCTCGAGCACTTCGGCGCGCAACTCGGCTATTACTAGCCCAGTCGAAGGTCAACTGGCCTACATCAACTCGAACGACATTTTGACCTATTACACAGGCTCGGCATGGGCTAACCTGCTGTTCTCGACCGCATGGGTAGCGTACACTCCAACGCTGACTAACATCACGCTCGGCTCTGGCGGTACTTCAGCGTTCTATTACCAAGTCGTCGGCAAGACAATCAACGTGCGTGGCCGTATTACTCTAGGAAGCACCGGGTCTTTGGGCGGTGTCGCGACATTCAGCCTGCCAGTAAACGCCATTCTGAGCGATCAGTTCTGGGATGGTGGCGCAATCCTGAACGACAGCGGAACGACATTCTATCCTGGCATGGTTCGCGTCGGCACTTCAACTGCAACTGTGTTGGCTTACACCTCAAACATGTCTTATGTCACTGCAGTCAACACCAGTGCAACGATTCCGTTCACTTGGGGCAGCGCGGATGTTATCAACGTCGGATTCAGCTACGAGGGAGTCTAATGAGCAAGTTTTTATGCAATGCAGATGAATGCCCAAACATGGGCGTCATTTACGACTTCGGGGATGACTCGCCTGAGTCTGCCGAATGTGGCGGATGCCACGAAACACTGAAACCAGAGGAGCAATAAATGGGTAACGTCGACAGCCAGCCATGGCCATCACCAGCCGAACCTAAACCAGCCAAAGCACCAAAGGCTGAACCAGCACCCGAAGCAGAGTAATGTCTGCCGAACTGCCAAAGCCAACCACTCCCACACTCCTGGCACACATCGACAACCGCTTGTCGGTTATTGAAGCACGCCTAGAGATTATTGCCGACCATGAGTCGCGCATTCGTGAGCTTGAAAAGGCACGTTGGCAGTCTGCATGGATCACTAGCATTTCAACCGCTGTTGCGGTCGCTGTAATCGTTTCACTAATCTCGAGGACAATCTGATGGCACAATACATCGAACCATTCCCAGCATCGACGCGTGGCGACGAGTTCGGCAACCTGGCACCATACCGTCAGGGCAGACCTCACCGCGGTCAAGACTGGTCACCTAAAGCAGGCTCAGTCATTCCAGCCATCACTAACGGAGCAATCAAAGTCAACGAATGGTCTGACGGTCTCGGCTGGTACATCATTCAGTCAACCGCTGACGACCTGTTCGTGCTTTACGCTCACCTAGAAGCACAACCGAACCTAAGCATCGGGCATTATGTGCACGCAGGCGACCCAGTCGGCAAAGTCGGCAACACTGGCAAGTTCTCGACCGGTGCTCACCTGCACTTGAGCATCGCGAAGTCAAAGAACGTGCACCTATGCACCTACGACAAGCTTGTCGACCCACTCAAGCACATTGCAGCGAACCCAGCCCCTAAGAAGCCAGTCGCAAAGCCTGCTGAAAAGCCAGCAGTCAAAGCCCCAGCAAAGAAAAAGAAGTGATGATCAAGAAACTACTAAAACGCACCTACCGCGTCGGCGCATTCGCTCTCGGTGTCGGCATCCTGGCACTAGGTGCAGGCTCAGTTATGAACATGAGCGCACTAGAATCTGCAACTTT